CTCCAAGTTATATCTTCAGCATCTTTTCTAAATGCTGTTGCTTGTGTGTCCCAATAAATCTCACCAAGTGTGTGTATTCTTGAGTCATAACTATCATCTATTATTACATCAAATAATCCAGCATTACGAAGTTCATCTGCTGTCATACTTCTTGCGTTTAGGTGATAACCTGTTGAAGATTTAAATTTGTTTGGTACATCTGGGTACGTTGTGATAATTCCGTTGTTGTTTACTGCTTTCATAATTAACTTGTTGCTTCTTGACTAATTGTTGCCCACTGTTCAGTGTTGCCGTTAGTACTTACTATTTGAATTAAATTTGATACAGTACCATCATAAGTACCGCTAATTTCTTTTACACTTGCAGGTAAAGTTAATGTATAGTCTCCTGTTATTACAAGGTCTATTACCATTCCTGTTTTTGCATTACTAAATGTCAATGTTGTATTTGCACCTAATGTTTTAGTAAAAACTGTTGCATCATCCCAATTAACAGCAGTACCTGATAAAGCTTCTATCTCTGTAAACTCATCTGCTAATTTAGAATACGTAATTTGGTCATCTGCTATGTGAACTGAATCAATAGCTCCATCAGCTATTTTATCTGAATCTACAGCATCTGCTGCTAATTTTGCTGTAGTCACTGCTCCGTCAGCTACACCACCAGCACCATTATATAACTCTGTGAAGTTATCATTTGTTTTATCCATAGCATCTCTTAACGGATCTCCTGTTCCATCATTTGGTGAGCTACCTATATTTATTGTTTGTTTTGCCATTTTATTTTATTTTAATATACTGTTGCGTCTGCTGTTAAAGTTGTGCTATCTGCACTAAATAATGTCGTATCTACTGTTAATGTTGAACCATCTGCATCAAAAGGATATATTATACCCCATCCATTTGCTTCATTAACGCTTCCAAACCAACTTACACTATATACTGAACCAAATCCCATTTTCTTATACTGGATAAATTATTCCCCAATTATTAGATTCACTATCATTTCCCCACCAACTATCATCATATATTGATCCGAATGACATTTTTTATCTTTTTAATATAACTCATTAATTTAATTTCGTTCTCTTTTTTTGGTTTATATGTTTTCTTCTTTTTTACAATACCCATCCTGTCATATTTTGATCTCTCTCTGGATACATACCACCATCTTGTGAGCCTGTGTACTCTGGGTACAAATCACTATTTGAATCCATATAATCTATAAATCTTTGTGTATAGAAATCTGCAGTAGATTTAGCTTGATGTACAAGATTATTTATTTCTTCTAACGATGCTGAATCACTGTTTTCTGATCTATGTTTGAATACACCTCCATTGCTAATTTGAAATGCAGCATACTTCATATACTCTGACTGACTAAACCAAATAAGCATTGGCTTTAAATATGTGTTTACGAGAGTTGTATAGTTTCCAGATAAAGAATCACCAACTACATCTGATTGTAATTTATCATATAAAGCTGTACCTAATTGCGTTTGTATATAAGTGTCTTGTGCTACTTCAACAAACTGTATAAGTTTATCAGTATCTACATTACCATCTATAATAGATTTTCTTTTTAACTCTTCAAGTGTGATAAATAATGCTTTCATTTTTTATAATTTGGGTGATGTCCTCTGTTTGCCATATCTCTTGGTGCTACATCAATTTCAGTTGGGTTGTTAGGTTCTTTTAAACCATCTTTTATTGCTTCTGATTCATTGACAAGGTCTTTGTTTGATACTTTCTTTTTATACACCTTTAACTCCCAAAAATGATGACAATTAACACCTCCTTTAAACTTAAACAAAGAGTAGTTTTGTCCTTTATGTCCAAGCTCTTTATTTACACCTTTAAAAGACATCATATTTATATCTTCTTTTCTAAATACTAAATTTTGACCTGTTAACAGTTCCATTCTTTGACAAAAACGTCTGCTGTTAGCAGAATTTCTTACAGGACCATAAGAGTAACGAACCTTATATGTTGAATTATCCTGTGATGAAACCTTGTTAGGTTTAGCATCTTCTTTTGATACTTCAGCAAGTTTAGTAAAGTCAAACTCCGCTTCTGTGTCTTCTACTTTTTCTGTATGAACAAGCTCCCAATCACTGTCATTAATCTTTTCCCCTAAAGACTCTAATTGTGATAAGATATTATCACCTTCCTCATCTGTAAAGTCTTCTTTTTCTTGACTTGATAGTTTTTCACCAGTTTCTTCCTCTCTTTTAATCTTTGTTTCAATATTATCAAGTTCTGTAAACTCAATTGGTTGTAGAGTAACAAAGTAAAGATTAAGGTTAATACCATTAAACGATAACAGCTCATTGAATGAGTTGATTAGTTGGGTCTGGAATGGGCGAATTACAATGTTATCCATTAAAACACTTGCAGTTCTTAATTCTTCTGCATTATTACCAAAACCAGTATTATCTTTAATACCAAGTAGTATTGGAGATACAACACCGTGACCAATCATTATCTTCTCTCTTGATTCTTTAGCTAAAAAGTCATATTGTGCGTGAGCATCTGGTAGATGAATAGGTTCAACAGTTGACTGATTTTCTACATTATCGTTAAATGCTAATATAAATCTACCTGCATTTGATGTACCGCTAAACTTTTCATATATCTTTCTTTCTATCATTTCTTGTGCTTCATCACCTGGAATACCATTATTAAAGTTTAATAGCAAAGAAGGCTGTAATCCATTCTGTATATTGTTAATGTGATAGTTAGATACTTCTTCCTCTAAATTACAATACTGTAAACATCCTTGATAATCTACAGGAGAGTAATAATAGAAACCTGCTCTATAAGGCTTTATACAGTATATTTCTACACTTTCACTCTTTTTACCAAACTTATATGCAGGAATTCTTTTAGGCTTGTCAGAAGGCTTTATTTCGCTCCATTTAGGATGATAGTAATATGCTTTTATTCTACCATCTTTTGCTTTCTCTGCTCTTAATGTTTCAGTAGGAAAATGCTTTAACTGCATTATCTTTGTTTTCTTTTTATTATATACAACTTGTATAGATGCCTGACCTAAAAGTTTTAAGTCTCCTGTAATTCTTCTTACATCTACATCCTTTAGTATTTGTTGCATTTGACCAAACTGAACAGAATTATCTTCTGAATCTGTTGCATTTAATCCTCTACCATAAATTAAATCTGTAATACCATTAATACATCTTGAGTTTGTTGGACTTCCTGTGTATCTATCTATAATGTCTCCAAAATAGTTGTTATTGTCACCATATTCAACCCAATCATACCTGGTTGATTCTTTTATGCTTGGCACTTCGTACCCTGATAGGTTTATTACTTTTACTTTGCTCATATTACGATATATTTTTGGCTATCTGTATCTGTCCCTGTATATTGGTCATACTTATTACTATTTAATGTATGATCTGTTGTATTATCTGTTTGAGAAGTACAATAACCTTTACCTCTATAGAGTAATGTACTTCCTTGTTTTAACTCAAAAGAATAGCTATTTTCAGTTGTTAAAATACTAAAAGATACAGACATCTGCAAGTAATTACCATCTGATGATAAACTCGATGTAATATCTGTTATAGTTTGAGTTTTTCTTGTACCGTCTTCTATAATAACCATAGATAAGTCACTTGCAACAGTGTAAGCTCTTGGAATTATGCTAATTGTTTGAGATGATGTTGTTGGTGATAATCTTATCATAACTATATAACCTATAAAGCTTAATATTGTTCAAAAAAAAAGAGGACTATTAAAGTCCCCTTTCTGTGTTTAAGAAAATCTTCTATGTTTAAGAGTTAGTTCCTTCTGTAATAGTTATAGTACCAGTTAACCCAGCAAAATCTGTTGAGTTAAAAACTAATTGACCAGAAGTATGTGCCATAAAATTAGCTGGAGTTGTTTCCATACCAGATAATGTTAATGTATAACCACTAAGGTCTCCCATTGCAGCACCAGTTACAACTGTACCTCCTGATACGTCAGCACCGTTTACTAAACCAACCATCATAAAGTTTCCGTTGTAATCTTCAACAGCAACGTGTGGTCTTCCATAAGCCATTAACTTTAACTCTTTATTATCTGCTTTAGATAACTTCTTAAGTGTTAAGTTTAATGTTTGCTCATAAAATGTAGTTCCGTTTTCTCTTGAAGAATTTACTGTTTGTTCTAATGATGAATTACCTTTTAACTCATACTTACGAGCAGTTAATGCACCTGAAGCACCAGTCATATTAGTTATTTCGTCATCTGTAAGTGTTACAGTACCTAAATCTCCGAAGTCAACAAAATAAATGTTTTTTATTCCACCAACGACATCTTTACAAGGTTCTTTTCTTCCTAATGATAAATCACAAGCCATAATTTTTATTTTTTATATAAAAAAAGGGCGGTAGGCTCAAGGCTTACCTACCCTTTCTTAAGTTAAACAGTTATTTATTATGATGTAGCGTATAATACCACTTCACCACCAAGTCCGTGCTGAATACCAGCAGTAAATCTCATAACAACTCTCACATTTTGAGAACCGTCAAGATCAGCCATATCAATCACTTTTACTTCGTTTTGGTCAGATAATAGACCTGTTCCAAAGAATAAGTTTGATTTTTGTGCTGCTACAGCATCGTTATCAGATAATCCTGGAGCTAATGCAATTTGAATACCATCAAACTGAAGACCAGCACCATTGTTATACCACTGTGTACCTTGATTGTTTGTACCTGCTGCTCCTAATCCTGAAGCACCAAATCCACCTAAAGCTCTAATGTAGTTTCTGTACATATTAGAAGGTAGGAAGATAGTCATATCTTCTGAACCATATACTGCTGATGGAATTTCGTCAGCAATTTTACCAAGCTCTGTAATAATGTTAGCTGCAGTTGAAGCTGTACCTGTTACGTCATTTACATCAGAATCAGCTCCTAATGTAGTAATGAAACCATCGAACTGACCAGCAGTTGCGTTAGTACCTGTCCAGATGTTAGTTTCGATTCTTTGAGCTACTTTATCTGCTACGTGAGCAATTAAAAAGTCAGAGAAGTTAGATGGTAAGTTGTCAAATGCAGAATATCCCATTTGTACTGCTTCCCAGTCGCTTCTAAAGTCTTTCTTACATAACTCAAGATTCACTTGGAATTCTTCTGGTTGTAAGATTCTTTCAGTAAGAGTAAGTGTCGATGTGTCGTCAAAATCACAAGTTGCGTTTTTTACAATACCATCTGTTGCCACTTTTTTCATTACTTGTTTGTATTTAACATTAGGTACTACTGTAATATTTCCCTCTGCTAAAGTTTTACCTGATAATAAAGCTGCCGAAATATATTTCCCAGCAAATTCACCAGCGTAAGTAGTAGTTATTGAAGTTGTTGTTGCCATTTTAAATTAATTTAATTATTAGTTATTGCGTTTAATACTCTATTGTAAGTAGTGTTTCTATTTGCGTTTGGAGCAAACCTAACACCCATTTTGTCACTTACTTCGTTTTCTGGTGAATGAGAGATTGCTTCAGCAGGCTCATCAGCAGATAGTTCTTGTGGAACTTCTTCTTGAGCTTCTTCTTTAGCTTCTATCATACCTTTTAATTTCTCTACCATAGATTTAAGTTCTGAAACTTCATCTTTAGTAGCATATTCTACAGCAGGAGCTTCTTCTACTGGATTCTCCTCGTAGTTTTCCTCTTGTAGTTCGTCAGTAGGCTCTTCTGCAGAATAAGTTACTTCTTTAACTTCTGCTTTAGGAGCTTCCTCTTTATTCTCCTTCTTAGCTTCTTGCTTTTTAGCTTTAGGAGCTTCGTCCTTTAATTCAACATCAGGAGTGTTTACTTCTTCTGAATTAGTTGATAAAAGAACATCTTTGATTTTTGTTACAATTTCACTTGCTTTCATAAGATACTTTTATTTATAATTATTACTGATTAAAATTTAATTGTTGTATTTTCAAACCTTACCAATCCCTTGAGCTTGAAGTGTACCGTCACAACATTTTGTAGAATAAGTTTTTCCATCAGGACACAAACACCCTCTCCTTGAATTCTTTGGTGAAGAACTGCTTACTGTTGCTTTTTTATTTCTTTTTATCATTTTATTGGAACACAATTAGGAACTTTTCTACCATCTTTATCTTTCATACCTATTTGTTCATATCCTTCTGTACAAGGGAGCTTTAAGTTGTGTTCCTCACAAGGCATATACCATACATCTCCTTCGTACTCGTGTGTATGATACCCTGAACAACCTATGTCTTCAGCAGCTTTTTCTGCTTCTTCTTGTGTAGTATAAGCAGCTCTACCATCTATTATTGTTGATGCAGCTTCTATAGCATCAAGTCCTTTTAGTTTAGATGCTGTCCAGTTAAGCATTGATTTACCACCCCATAATAAATATGATATAGTTCCACAAGCTTCATTGTTACCTGGCTCATAATAAGCAGATGCTCTTGATAAATATGAGTATATGCGTTTAAGAGTAGGTAATGTAAAGTTTTCTCCCTTTTCAAGTTGTCTTGCTCTAACTTTACCAACTTGAGTTGCACATTTATTGTTTACTTTCTCGTTTAAAGCAATACCTCTTTTAGCATTGTTCTTTGCAGACTGTGGATAACCTCCATAAGATTCAAGCTCTACTTCTTCAGTTAAGCTTGCTAAAATTTCTGCAAGATCAAACTCTGCATTAAGTTCACTTAAACATTCAGAGCAAGCATTTTCTTCTATACTTTCTTTAGGTCTTTCAAGTCCATCAGCAAAATATCCTTCTATAGAAAATCCTTTTACTTCTCCCTCTTTTACTGCTTTCCATACATCATCATTTAATACTTTCATAGAAACCATCCAAGTTCCTTTTGGTAGGTCAAAACCATAAGCTGATGCTTTATCATTTTTAGGGTCTTCTATTAACCAAGATTCTACAACTGACATATCAGATAATTCAAATGAATGTTCAAATGTAGAGTTCTGATGTTTACTTTTTATAAAGAATAATTCAGATGCTTTTCTAACTGTGTCTTCAGAGAAGTATATATAATAATCATCTTCTTCTCCTTTTCTAAATATCTTCTTGTTAGGTATAAGTGCAGGACCCATAAGAATCCTTTGTTCTGCATCTACTTCCGCAAGCTTAATATCTTTATGTTCTTTTAGTGCAATAAAGTCTTCTTCTATTGCTGGATTTTCAACGACAGATATAGCTTCAATACCACTAATCTCATTTTCTTCGTCTATAATAAGTTCTATTATCTTTTCCATATCTAAATAACCATATTAAGTTTATTTTGTTTTATTATCCAATAGATGCTCCTTCAATTGTACTACGTTCAAGTTCCTGTGCTGTTGATACGTCAGATGCTACAACGAAAGCTTTTATTGGCTGTTGTTCGGCTTGTGATATTGTTTGAGCCAATTGACTCTCTTGTGTTGCACCTACTACATTAAATGCAGGAGCTTGTATTTGTGGTGCCGATGGAGCTTGTGATGACGCTGCTGAAGGAGCTTGTACTCCACCCCCTTTTGAAGTTAGAGATGTAGCAATTATAGAAGCTACTGATAAACCTGCACTTATTTTAGTTGCAGCAATTCCTTTTGCAAGCATTGCTTGATTTGCAGCTATTTGAACACCTGCTATAGTAGGACCAACAAATGGTATAGAAGCATAAGCTGCTGTTGCCTGTAAGTTTGCTGCCTGTGTAGCTGCTGTTTGAGTTGCTATACTTTGTTGAGCTTTTATAATAATGTCTGCAATAGCTGCACCTTTTTCTAATGCAAGAGCTACTTTTGCAAGAGTTGATCCGTCTTTAGCAATTGCTCCTAATATTCCTGCAACTTGTTGAGCAAAACCAACTTTTTGCATTTGTATATTTTGTTCAGCTTTTAACCTATTTTGTTCAATTTTAATACGTTCATTGGCGTATCTAATGCTTCTAAGAATATCTCTTTCCCTTTCCTTTGCTTCTTTTTCTCTTCTTGAGTTTCTTGCAGCTTCTATTCTTTGATTAAAGTCTTCTTCTATAGCAATTAATACATCTTTTCCAGCTTTATCTATATTTGCCTGCTCTAATACTAATAGTTTTTCTTGCTCTAATTGCTCGTCTTTATAGA